GAGGGTCCGCTGCTCAAAGGACCAACGAGTACCGTGTCACTTCACTCGCTCGCAAACAAACCGAAGATTGACGGGGGGTTGAAGGGTGACCGTGCTCCGAGAGAGTTTGACGATGTAGCGAGCGACGAGCTGGACGCCATTAATTACCTTGGGGGCGGAAAGGCACGATACTATCACCATGCGGAGCTGATCGCGGTGCAGGCTATCCGGGAATGCAGGCTTTCCGACGAGCGGTGTTGGGTGTGGCTGCTTCACTCACAAAGCGAGGGGGAGCGCACGATTGCGGAGGCGCTCGATATAAGTCGCTCTAAGATCCGAAAGCATATCGCCGCGCTTCGAGAAAATATTTCGATCAGGCTTGACAACGAATATTTATAGCTATTAAAATGGAGGAATCATGGCAAGATCAAGAGATGTGAGAGGCACGCAACTGCGCATTGGGAAGCGCTTTACTGAGCAGATGGGCTCTGAGTTGCACCAGGCAGCTTCAGCCCTCTCCAGGGGAGACTTAGCCACGGCACGCCGTGCGTGGGAAACATTTCAACTTATGTATGACGACTTTGAGCGTAGTACAGGCATACAGGAGGCACTAGATGAAGAAAACGAACGAAGAGCTGATGGAGATGCTGTCAACCCCGACAAAGTTTCCATTTCCGATGTATCCACAGTTCGCGAACCTAATCAACAAAGCGAAAAGGATAGAGAAGCGCGTGGACAGAGAGCGAGCGCTGCTCGACAAGATGCTGGAGATGCTCGACCTGCAACCAACACCAAGTCTAAAGCAGGACGTCGCAAGAGTAGTAACAAGACTCGAGAGGATGAAGCGGGTTCATAATAACTCACCCACCTACTGGGAGGCAAAGTAATGGCTAGCGGATACGGGAACGTAAGTAATAGATTCGCTAAGTATTTTGCGCGACATAAGAACAGTAGCGGTGCGCACGATCCCAAAAACGCGAAGCAGCAAGCGCTCGACAAAGCATGGAAGCGACAGGACTTGTTTACGCGCGACACGGAAGAGATCTTCGACGTGTCTGAGCATGTGCGAGTCATTGCTGGCCCCTATACTGGAGAATCCGGGCGGGTCGTCGTTCGCCGACAAGAGGAGGGGGGCCTGAGCTACGGCCTTATCTTCCCGTGGGACGAAAGTATGGTTCTCCATTACGTGAGCGGGAACGAGATTGAGAGGGACAATGAGGACGTGTGAAAAGTTTTTGCGAGCGGTAATGATCATTGGAATCATCGCGCTGCTCGTAGTGATCACGACGACCCTTCTAGGGTGCAACCAGCCGAATGGCGGGTACCTCCCCGGCGACCCATGTTCCGTTGAGGGTGTGGAGGATTGCTGTCCCGATTGCCCGGATACCGATGAGAACTGGCGTTCTCTATACGAGCAGGCTGCGCAGCAGCGGGATAATCTATTGGAGGCGCTCCGGGAATGTGTGGATCGTGTGGAGGCCTGTCAGACGTGCCCGCCACGCCCTAAACCACACCGCAACACAAGGGGTCGAGGGCACATCAAGCACGATTGGGACGTCAACGTTGAGTCTGATGACCCCTTGGAGGGGCTGTGAGACAGCCGGAGCACAAACATCTAACTTGGATACTCGTGTTCATCGCTTGCGGTTGGGTTGTAATCGCCATGCTCCTGCACGGGTGCGGCCCGAGTGTCGTAGCGTGTGAATCCCCCGATCAGAGCGGCGTCAATCGGTACGTTGTTAACGGCGTACTGAGCACTGATCGACGCAGCACCGTCTTCGTCGGTGGTCTTGGCTACTGCACCGGCACCGTCGTGGGCCCGCACACTGTGCTCACTGCAGCGCACTGTGAGAACCTGGACCGCGTGTGCCTGAACTTCAACACGGACTGCTGGGCGGTTGCTGAGAGCATCGAGCACCCCCTTGCGGTCAAGCCGGGTGCGCACGACCTGCGCATTCTCTACACGGAAGAGGGTCTCCCGGGACCGTTCGCTACGATCGGGAACCTAGAAGATTGCGAGTATTATATAGTGCAGGGCTGGGGTATCGGTTCTAACCGTGAGCTTCACGAGCGAGAGATCAACGTATGCCGTGCGCAGCACGGGATCTTGTGGGCGTCCGAGGGCTCCTGTAATGGAGACTCCGGCGGCCCGTTGTACTGCAATGACAACATCGTAGGCGTGGTGTCATTCGGTTACGGCGAGCCCGGCGTGTGCGACGGAACGGGCGGCTACGTGAACCTAAACGCTAGCGACCACGCTGCCTGGATCGAGGAGAACGTGCGCTAATGTTCCAGTGGCGACGTGTCGGAACGGAAACGATGGAGGAGGGTGTGTTGATCACGCGCATCAAGCGCAAGCCCCCGAGCTACCGCCTGGAATACGTGCGCGACGACGGGAAGGTCATGGCGGCTATGCTCGTAAAGGCGCCGAAGGGCATCAAGGGGTACGACGTGGTGCTCGACGGGGAGGGCAACGCCTTCCATGCACCGACGCGGCGCAAGGCGCTCGTGGCCTTTGGTGAGATGCACAAAACGCTGGAGTGGGCAGCCCCTATCATCGAGGAAGGAACCGTGCTATGAGCATAACAGTCAAAAGATTCAGAAGGGCGAGCCCGCAACCATGGAAACCAAAGGGTCTAGAGCTAGCCGATCGCATCGATGATCGTGATGATCCTACCGTTGAATATTTCATTACAGATGATGAAGGATTTATGGATATAGATGACGAGATAACTCAAGTTTTTAAGTACGAGGCAGCCCTTATCAGCGAGGAGGTGGGAGATGCGTGATCATGGTACTCTGACCCTTGTTATCGCATTCGCGGCGTTCTTTCTTGGGTGTGCAGTCACGGCTGGGATTATTGCCGGGCTATGAGTGACGCTTTTCACGATGCGATCCGCGAGCGTGAGCGGTACGAGGCGGCCCGCGCGGATGGTGTAGCCGTGTACGTAGTTAAGATCACGAATAAGAGCATAAGCGGTGAGACTGTGATAGGCGCATGTTATTTGGATGAGGCAGCAGCGGCGGCAGAAGTAAAGCGCCTGAATGATGCGAATAGCTTTACGCGCGCGAGCTATGTGCGAAGGCTGGTGTGAGATCCCAGGGCAGCCCCTATCATAGAGACTTGGTGCGCTTGCGTTGGGAGAAGCAGGAGCCGGCTTCGCACACCTCTACCTACACGATTGCTTGATGTGCGATGTTTGTGTGAGATACATCACAAAACACAGCTCTGCATATTTTACATAGCCCGGCGGAAAATGTAGGCTCACAACCAGCGATAATCATTTGTGGTTTTTGCATTTGTAATATAGCATCCGGCGTTAAATGCACTGAACGGGTGTCTCATGCGCCAAAAACACTAATAATTTCCGCTTGGCACGCTCCGTGCATTTATTCGGGGCATGAAAAACATTCTACTAGCACTAGTCGCCCTAGCCGCTCTTGGCGGTTGTGGCAGTCAATCCTACGCGCGGTCTCACCAAGCCGGGGCCGCATTCACCGCCTTGGTTCAGGGCGCGACCCGGGAGGAGCCTGTTCTGCGCGTGTGCGTGTGTGACACTGACGCCGATTGCTCCCGCAAGTGTGGTGGGTCGTACTAATGGTTATGTCATATGAAACCTACACTCGAGGGCTGCGCATGATAGTGACGCATGGATACGATGTTTTGCGCCCCTGTAGGACAAGGGCAGATTGGGAGCTTGCGCGCACTATTCTCGCCAGCCTCGAGAGCGCTACGATAGGCGCAGGGGGCAACACGTGGCGGGAAGCTAAAGACCGATATGAGCACGCATCCCACGTTTTTTCACAGTTACCCACTCCATGCGAAGCCACCCTATGCCATGTGGCTGAAAGGTGCAGCAACGTGGGGCATGGCGGGGTATGCGATAAATGTTCGGAAACTATTGTTTCTGTAATGCATCGAACTTGTCGCTCCTACGGTATCGCAATACCTTATGAGCATAGGAGGATACGAAAATGAGTAAAAACAGAGCTAAGCTGGCTGAAATATCCGCAGAGATTGATGCCCTGATATCGCGCCATCGCCACGCCTCAAATGAGGTATGCGCTGCTATCGCGCACGAAGCCCTCGAGGATGCAATAAACCTGGCCGATATTCCCGTTAGCGAAGCGGAAGATTACTTTTTATTACATTTTCCAACACTGGCCCTTTACTGTTAGGGGGTATCGCAATGCGCGGCAAAGACTACTGCAACTGTGAGCATGCCCAGTTTCTACGTGACGCCATAAATGAGGCTTGGGTTGAGCTAGCGCTACCCACTACCTATAAAGAGCGACTCGCCGACGCTATTTTGAGAAAAGCGATTGACGCCGACCACGACGCACTAAAAGAGTACTGTGACATTATTGACAAGGAGTAAAACAAATGCGATCAACAGTTACCATGAGAGATTTTTGCAACTGTGAACATGCGCAGACGCTGCTAGAGGCCATCGAAGCCGCCTGGGTAGAGCTAGGGCCAGCGGTCAACGCTGGTGGTCCACACGCGCGGGCGGCCGATGATATCCTGAAATCAGCCATAGACGCGCACCATGAAGCGCTACTGAACTACATAGAAAACGAGGGATAACATGAGAGATTTCAGCACACCCAGAACCTACATTGTGAGCGCGTACCTACAAGGTGCGAGCCCCGTTACAAATGAACAGCGCCACAACGATTTAGTGTGTGACGCCGCACTGGAAGGCTTCCCATTTCGAGAATGTGATGGGGCTTACAAAGGCGCGCACAAGCGCTCTCTTGTGGTAGTCGGCGCGCTAGCGGAGAGCTTTGTACGCCAGCGTGCGCTAGATTACAATCAAGAATCGTTCCTGTGTATCGCTGAACATGACCTCACCGCGTATTTTGTGAACCCGCATACAAACTACCATACCCACGCCGGTAAGTTTGTCGCACATGGACCCACAAAGCCCGACACGGAAGGCTGGACACTGTGCGATGGCATTTACTATGTAATCCAGCCCACAAAGGGCGTTGACCTACCGGAGGGATTGTGAGGTATATTACATGGCGAAACGAGCGCATCGCGTTCGACGGGTTGTGTGAGCTTGCTCACGAACATGCCTACGGCCGTGCGTGGTACGATGCCAGCGGCCAGAGTGTAGCGGAATATGCCGCCAGCATAGGCCAGCCATCGCGGTACGTGTGTGATGTAGTGGCTATCCTCTCGCCGCGCGTCAGTAGGCGGCGCTATGGTGCGGCGCTCGCGCCCTGTGTGGCTACCCGGATAGCTACTCACCCTTGACCCTGGAGGTATCATGAGCTTTGATTACAAGGGACGCCGGCGATGATTCTACCGTTACTCGTGCTTATAGCGGTATGCTTCGCCGTGGGATTCTTGACGGGAGAAGGCTAGCGCGTAGGTAAGCTACAACACCAAAACTGCAAATGACCCTTGACAAGCGATTGTCAGGGGTTTTTGCGTTGTAGCATACCATTCCAGCTACAGTACCAGAAAGTGAGTGTTTGGGTGATACAACTCACTTGATGTTGGGAAAAGGTAATGATTATGTGGTGTTAACGCAAAACTCATGCCAAATAACAAATGTCAAGGGCCTTACGGCTCTTTTTTTGTGTCTTCCCGCACCGAATCATCACTTTCCGACTGGCATAGCGTATGCTATAGCAGTATCTGTGCCACATTAAGTGCAGTTTTAGTGAGCTAACTCTCTTGACAACTACATACACCTACATGCACCTACATGATGTAGGACAAGGTGCTCTAAACCCCCCCATCCCCCCACTTCCCCCTACTGAACATTTGTCTCAAAGACGAGCGAAGCGAGTAGCAAGCACACTATCGAAGACTTCTAAAAGTAGGTATACTCCTTATGGGTGTATAGGGAGTTATAGGGTGTTTATCTGAAAGAGCTATACATCCACTACCCTGACAATGGAAGGTAGATGTACTAGGGGAGTAGATAAACCTCTGGCCAACTAGAGGGACGATGTGAGCTATGATGCAATATTCGTCCCGACTAGGGGGGTTCTGCTAAGGGGGGAAAACGGTATTCAGAGTGACCCTATATTGTGGATATCATTGAACAACTCCCATTCGCATAAATACGAAACATGGGAAACATATGATACTACATGTATGGTCATTCTCGGGAAGGTGGGCGTTTGGTATCACAGGCTGTGACCACCCACCCTTGTAGGTAGATGCCTTGCAAAGGTTCCAAGACTAAACCGCGTCCGCGTCCGAAGAAGTACTAGGGTGCCGATTTCGGTTCATAAAGTACGCGGGGGGTACAAGGCTACTGACCCAAGCGGGAAGAGTTACTCTAAGAAGCCCCTCTCTAAGGCGAAGGCAGTTGCTCAGATGCTCGCCATTCAGATCTCAATGCGCAAGCGGCGCAAGGGTAAGAAGTAGTGGGAGCCACCAAGACTAAGCTTATAGACCGGACACTCGGAAAGATACTCGCCGGGGTCCCTTCCCGTACCAAGGTGCCATACCAGGGTACTGTGCTCGCAGATCCAGCCCTTCCCGAAGAGCTAATGGACCTTCGCGCGCTTGACCCGGAGTTAGCCAAGCGGCAGTTTGTGCTGGACACGCTCTATCGGTTCATGACCGCGGAGCCCTCCCGTGCAGGAGCCGCTCCCGCGGACCCAGTAATCGGAATGGACCGCGCCGCGCTTATCCAGAGAGAGATGGATACCATCAGCCGTGGAAACCTCGGACCCGCTCGTCTTGGGGAAGCACGCGCTCGTGCGCGACACTACCAGAGGGAAGATCTTGGAATCCCACACGTCCCGATTGGGAACAAACGCGAGCAGTATCAAAGACTGCAGTCCCGTGGCGGCATTACAGATCCCAAGAAGCAAGAGGCGTATAGGCTGGGCTACGAAGACCCAAATCGCCCCCTGTACGATTGGTCGAATGAGAGAGTCTCCCCCAAGTATTACGACCCTAAACGTGGATGGAGTTGGGAATCCCAATAACGCAAACAGCGAAGAGAAGGCCGTGGGCGAATGGCAAGAACCGTACCTGGAAGAAGAGTAGTCGTAGCGAGTGAGATACTCGCAGAGACCGCCGAGACGATAGAAGCAGCGGACTGCGTTCCCGAGACCCGGGTTCACAAAAGCACCCGGAAGCTCTCCTACAAGGAGCGCCTCCAGCGCCGTCTCGAGATGGCTGACATGGCCCTCCTCAAATACGAGGAGAGGCTCGAGGCCGGAGGCTACCTGGAGCCGGAGGAGGAGAGACTCTTCCTCGCCCACCAGGATTCGATACGTAAGCTGGAGGCCACCCTGGCCCAGCTCGAAGCGAAGGACCACAGCGGCGACACGAAGACCGACGAACAGCTCGCGGTCGACCTGATCGACGCCGGCTGGACGTTCGACGACGCCTGCCGTGCCTTCCAGCACAACCCAAACATCAGACACCTAGTCCAGGAAATGCTAAATGAGCGAGAGTAAAAGCTACCACCAACGCCGGTATCGCGAAGACCCGGAGTTCCGAGAGAACGCCAAAGCCAGGTCCAGGGCGTGGGCCAAGAACAACCGTGAGCGGAAACGGAAGAGGGAGCGGGCGCGGCTCTATGCTCGCCGGTATGGTATCACAGTCAGTGAGGGCAAAGCGATGTGGGCGGAGCAGGGCGGCCTGTGTCGCTGCTGCGGGACGTACCTGAAGTGGGACGATGCGCAGTGTGACCACTGTCACGACACCGGTGACATCCGAGGCTTCCTGTGCGGCAAGTGCAATAGAGGCATCGGCCTTCTTGGAGACAATCTTGAGGGCGTCAAGCGCGCCATGGAGTACCTAGCATGAGTGAATCAGATATCAGGCCGGTAACGTTTGCGGATCGTAAGTATATTTTGCAATCTTGGCTCTATGATTATCAAGAGTCGCCGGCCATGAGATTTCCGGGTCTTATCAGAGACGATTATTTCGGCTACGAGCACGACAAGATCGCGAAGCTCCTGGAGTGGAGCACCAAGGCGGGCTCTGCCTACCTCGCGTGCGAGCCGGGTAAGCCACACCTATTTAGGGGATACCTGATCGCGCAGCCCTTTGAGAACCTTCCCGTAGTCCATTTCCTCAAAGTAAAGAAAGGTTCACAGCGGCAGGGGGTGAGTAAAGAACTGATGACCAGATTTTACTCGGACTTTGGGTACACCAAGGGGCAAAATGTGGTCTACACATATGGTACCAAGGACATGCGCAAGCCATGGCTCGCTGACAAGATGAAAGAGTGGTCGGCGGTGTTCCTCCCGTGGCTGCTCGACGAGCTTCAAAGTGGTGGCTAATCAGGGAATGACTCAGGCGGAGCGCGAAGCGCTTCGTCAGTCCGCCAAGCGTGGGGGGCGAGTACAGAGCCTCGACTGGGATGCGTTGATGTTCGGTCCCCAGAAAGCGTTCATCACGGACCCCGCCCGTCTCAAGGTCGCATGTTGTTCCCGTCGTGCGGGAAAGTCCCACGGCGTGGCGCTGGCGCTACTCAAGGCCGGGTTCGAGCACCCCGGGTCTTTTCCGATATATATGAATATGAATCGAGCGAGCGCGAAGGTTATCATCTGGCCGGCGCTGAGGGATATCGACCGTAAACTGAACCTGGGGCTCCGCTTCGACAATGTGACGAGCAATGTGAAGCTACCCAATGACAGCATGATCCAAGTCTACGGCGTCGGCTCACGCCGAGAGATGGACAAGGCTCGTGGTGGTAAGCCTCCGGCGGTGTGTCTCGACGAGGCCCAGAATATGGGCTACGACATGCTATATCTGATCAATGAGATCTTGCTCCCATCGACGGCGGACTATCAGGCGCCCATCATGGTCACGGGCACCCCCTCGAACAACCGGCACAGCCCCTTCTACAAGATCGCCAACGGGGGACAGCTCTCAGAGCAGAGCACCCTCGGCTGGTCAGTCCACCACTGGACGATGCAGGACAACCCATGGATCCCAGACGCGGATGGGGAGCTTGAGCTGGCACTAGCGGCCAATGGCTGGACGCGCAACACCCCTGCTTTCCGTCGTGAGTTCTTAGGGGAATGGGTCTTCGACACCCACCGCACCGCCTTCGACTACCGGGAAAGCATGGTCGTCGACCGGTTCCCGGAGGAGATAGCGTCGGACTGGCGATATATCATTGGTGTCGACCTAGGAACGGAGGACCCGTGCGCATTCACAGTTCTCGCGTATAGTCGCAAAGTCGGGCGCACTTATGTGCTGGAGAGCTACCGCGAGCCTGGCCTCTCCGTTCTCCAAGCCGGCACCGAAATAGAGCGCCTCATGAATCGATTCCCGAACTACAGTCACATCGTAGTGGATAGTGGTGGGCAGGGCGCGGCTTTCGTCAAGCAGTGGAAATCGACGCACCCACATATTCCAGCCCGACCGGTCAAGAAGGGCTTTGATAGCGTCGACATGGGTATTAGCATCATAAACGCGGATATCCGCGCGGGCAAGCTGTTCTTCGTTGAGCGTGGTTGCCTCGATGTCCTCCAGGAGATGGCCGAGCTTCAGTGGGACGAGAAAAGCCTTGAGATCGGAAAGCGTATCATTAAGCGTGGCTGGGAGGACCATGCGGCAGATAGCCTCCGCTACGGATATACGAAGGTACGCACGCACGATACGCAGGGCTTCGTCGTCGACGACACACCAGCGGATGACCGTGAGAGGCTGGAACGGCTCCATGCTCAACTCAGAGAGCGCGAGCTTTCGAGGAATCCGAAGAAGCGGGAACCGTTGTGGGTCCGGGCTGGGAAATGGAAGCGTCCCGGTCGAGGGCGTATATAAAGTCCTGGAGGTCTTTCATGGCCTCAAGCTGCACGGCTCGAGGAGCGACCGTGCCGTTGTAAAGTTTCGCCACTCGACGGGCACGTTTGATTAGTTCAGCGGTTGTCAGTTCCATGTCGCTCCAGGGGGTATGACAGGGGACGGGGCCGAGCTGTCCCGACTCGGCCCCTCTAAGCCCCCGGCCCCAAGCGATGGACGTCGTGCCAGATGGGGCGCTTCATGAGGAGAAATGGTTTCCCCAACGTGAAGTACCCCATTATACACGACGGAAGGTGCGTTGCCAAGACCATTTTGACCACTTCTACTACTTCCTAGATGGCTACCGACGCACTTCTCGAGTCGGGCTCGCCTTGGTGGGTTGAGAAAACTAAGACCAAGGCCCTGAGCCCCCTCCTTGCGATCTTTAAATACTTCGTGAGCGAGGATCACGCCAGGTTGGCCGCCTACAACGCCTATTCGCGGATTTACCTGAACCGTGACATCGCGAACAGCGACTATCTCGCCAACTACAGCGCCGCCTGGCGGGTTGACGACGAGGAGGCCGCCTACTCCCGCGTTCCCGTGAACCTTGCCAAGGTCATGGTCGACAGCGCTCACGCCAAAGTCACTCGCCAGAACCCCCGCCCGGTCTTCGTGACCCGGGGCGGAAACCACACGCTGCAGAAAAAGGCTCGCCAGATGCAGAAGTGGGTCGAGTTCTGCGAGCATCTCACCGATCTTCGCCCGACAAAGCGCTCGGGGGCGCTCGACGGCTTCATCTATGGCACGGGTATTGTCAAGACCACTCCGCACCCCGTGGTGGACGAGGTAGAGAACGACCGGGTGCACCCCGCTGACTTATTCGTCGACCCAGTTGAGGCTTCCCAGTCGGGTAAGCCAACCCATTTCTACCAGCGAGCCTTCGTAAGCCGTACACGCCTCGCGGCGATGTTCACGAAGCACAAGGAAGCCATCCGTGTTTCGCAGCGCATCACCGACGACCCATACGTCTGGCACCGTCAGCGCCACACTCTCCAGAACATGGTCGAGGTCGTGGAAGCCTGGCGGCTCCCATCCTTCAAGGGTGCTGGAGACGGCAAGCACGCCATCGCCGTGGAGAACCAGGTACTCGTCCTGGACGAGTGGGAGGACTGCACCGCACCGTTTTCCATCTACCGCTGGAAGGAAGACCCGACTATCGGATTCTGGGGCGTCAGCCTCATTGAGGAGCTGCTAGGTCTCCACTTCGACTTCAACCACACGATTCGTAACATCGAAGAGTGTATCGACAACATGCCGACGCCGTTCATCCTCGTTCCCGAAGGCGGGAACATTTCCGAAGGGAAGCTGGGGAACGTCAACGGTATCGTGATCAACTATGCTGACCGCGCCCCGACGTTCGAGCTTCCTCCCTCGGTGCCCGCAGACGTGGTCAACTACGCATCGACTATCTGGGAGAAGGCTCTCCAAGTCAGTCGACTCCTCAGTCTCTCTATGCCAGAGAGCACTGGCGGTCAGTTTGAGACCGGTCAGGCCGTGCGGGACTTTAACGACATCCAGGCCACGGAGCTCGCGCCCCAGTACGAGGAGTTTGAGCGCTTCAACGTGAAGCTCTATGAACAGCAGGTACGTGCAGGTCGATGCATATACAAACGGAACCCCAGTTTCAAGGTCGTGGTCCGGTCGGATAAGTACACGATCGAAGACGTGGACTGGGCGAACATCGATGATCCGCGCGAAGACAGCTTCGTGATCCAGGTCTTCCCGGCATCCATGCTCTCTCAGAGCCCAGCGGGCAAGAAGAGCGATGTGCTCGACTTCTTCAACGCCGGCTGGCTGGACGCTGGCGAGGCGATGGCCCTCCTCGACTTCCCAGATCTTGACCAGTTCAAGAATCTACGAAACGCCGCCCGACAGAACGTGGAGCGCATCCTTGAGATGATGCTCGACGAGGGCGAATATGAAGCACCAGAACCTACGATGGATCTGCGCCTATCGATGAAAATGACGCAGATGTATATCAACCGCGCCCAAGCGATGGGCGTGCCGGAAGATCGTATCAGCTTGTTGCGCCGCTTCATGCGCCAGCTCAAGTCGATGAACGACCAAGCCGAAGAAGCAACTCTCCTGCGTTCTCAAGGCATGGGCTTTGGACTAGCAGGCGGGCCTCCGGCAATATCGCCGGATGGTTCCAACCCTACAGCGATTTAATACACCATGAGCGACATTCAATCACAGCTACCCGAACAACACGCAGCCCCTACCCCAGAGGCACAGTCACGTCAAGTGCAAGTTGACGCGGCGTGGGAGAAGGCGAACGTTGTTGAACCCGAAGTAACGGCAGAGGCTCTCAACGAGAAGCCGGAGCCAAGCGAGCGCAATCTAGCGGCCCCGAGCATCCGAGAGTTCATCCGTTCACAAAAAGCACCAGAGCCCACCCCAGAAAGTACTCTGGAGGTCGAGGTGCGAGAGCTACGTGCGGCTCTCAACGCGATCGCAGAACGCGGCGCGCAAAAGCAAGAGCTGAGCAAGGAGGAACTGCTCCTTCAAAAATTTGAAGAGCTGCAGGCGCAACAGGAGGCTGCGTTTGCCTCCAGGCGGGAAGCGGAAGCTGCCGAGAGTTTCAACCGACAGGTTGAGGGGCTCAGAGCGGCAGCAGTCGAGAATATCAACGCGCGCAAAGACGATTTCCCGGGCCTCATGGCGCTGGAGCAGCAGGAGACGGTTGTCAACGCGCTGTTCCAACGACTTGAAGAAGGCTTGGACACGAGTGAAGACGAAATAGCGAGCGAGGTGGAGAATGGACTGCGCGAGGTGTACAAAAAACTACACAGCGTGTACGGCCAGGCTCCCGTGAGTAAAGACCCAGCACCGGCCAGAGCGACGCCACAAACCCTAACCGCCGATCTGTCAGGCGCAGACGAAACCCCCGACTTGTCGAAGATGAGCCGGCGGGAGAAGATTGACTACCTCTGGCAGAAGAGCAAATCATAACACTCATCTAACAGGATACAAAAATGGCCTTTACAGCCACTACGTCCACCAACTATGCGGACTTCCTGAAAGAGCTGTACCGGGGTTCGACCGTCGCTGATCTTTGCTACGACTCGAACGCTCTGATGGCTCTTCTCCCGAAGAACCCGAATACGGGTGGATCGAAATATATTAAACCAATCAAGTTCAGCTTCCCGAACGGTCGCGGCGCCACGTACGCCACGGCTCGTGCGAACGTCTCGGCTCCGAGCCGCGAGCGATGGGAAATGGACTGGACCAATCACTACGTCATTTGCGGCGTAGACAATAAGGCGATTGAACTTGCTTCCGGCGCGGGCAATGACGGTGCGTTCAAGGACCTTCTTGTCGACGAGGTAGATAGCGGCCACATGGCTTTCGCCAACGACGTCGAGATCGAACTTCATGAGGACGGTACCGGCGTTCGTGGTGTTGCCACCGAGGCATTCGGCGGAACCGTTGCAGGTTACGTCGGCGTTGGTGCCGGCCAGGCGTCAAACTTTGACGTTGGCATGGTTCTCGTCCACCTCAACGCCTCTAACGTTCTTCTTGACTCCGGTGAAGAGGCTATCGTGACCGAGGTTGACCGCGCGAACGACCGAATCGGTCTGGACGCGGACTTCACTACGGTTCTTGCCGCGGGTCAGAAGCTCGTCCTCTCTGGAGACCAGAATGCCAAGGCCAAGGGCCTCAAGGCATGGCTCCCGGGTTCGGGCGTTGGCGCTACGGCGTTCAACGGCATCGACCGAACCGTGGACCCCACCCGGCTTGCCGGTGTGGACGGTGTGAAGGGCACGCTCTCGGGCTTGCTCATCACTGATGCCCTCGTGCAAACGACCGCGCAGATCATCCGTCAGGGTGGTCGCCCGAACATGGCCCTTGTCTCTGCAGCAGACTGGGCCGATCTCGCGCTTGAGACTGAGGCGCGTGGCCGATACGCAAAAATTGACGCTACTGAAGGTAGCGTTAGCTTTAGCGGAATCGATGTTGCGACCGGTGCGGGATCCGTTCCCGTCATCGCGGACCGACACACGCAGGACGATCAGGCATTCGTTCTTGACACGCGCAAGATCGAGCTGTACTCGACCGCTGCTCTACCGAGCATGTTCAACCGAGATGGTAGCTTCTACCACCGTGAAAAGACGGCGGATGAGCTGCATTTCTACCTCTACGGGTTCTACGGCCTCTCCATCCAGGAGCCGGGTCGTTGCTCGTGGATCCAAGACCTTTACTAGTATATAATTGCTGGGAATCATTCAGTTTTGGGTGATTCCCAGCCTCCCTTCTACTACGCCGGGGAATAGCCTGGTTGGAGAAATAGATGGCCACCAACGTTACGCTGACCGATTTGATCACTCATGTTCGCCAGCGCGCGGACATGGAGAACAGCGCCTTCTGTTCCGACAGCGAGATCACGCATTACATCAATGACGGGATCTTCGATCTCTATGCCAAGATGGTCAACGTAGACGACGGGAAGCTCTTCGCCACGGTCTCCCCCACGCTGGTCAAGGTCGGAAATAACGCCTATCAGCTCCCATCGAACTTCATGCGCCTCGTGGACGTCAATGTCTACACTGGGTCGCGTTGGGTACCTGCGTATGAGGCTGACTCGCAGGACTACCTCAACCTTCTTTCACGGCAGTACGACGGCGACTACGACGTCCGGTACTTCCTTTATCTCAACCAGGACCAGGGGCGATACGAGCTGTTTCTCTTCCCGGCTAAGTCCGTCTCGAGCATCGGGGTGCGCTACATCAAGGAAGCGCCACGGCTCACTCTCGGCACCGACACGTTGAAATGGCCTAGCAACTGGCACGAGGCTATTGTTCTTGATGCTGCTATCAAATGTCTAGAAAAAGAAGAGAGCGAAGCGGCACATCTGCACATCGAACGCGATAGAGCTGAGGCGCGTATTCTGAAAGATGTCCGAGAGCAATCTGTTGCCCAGATCCGCACACTGCGTGATGTCGCTGGCCGCAACCGTCGTCAACGACGTGGCGGGAGAAACTGGGGCCACTGATGTCTTTCGGGAGACTCTTCTGATGGCGAACTTCCTGAAGCTCGGTAGTAACCGCACTCAGCAAAACATCTCGCGTATTCAGGCCGCACCAACGGCCCTCGTCATTGGTGACATCACTCGCGGCGAGCCTGTGGATGTATCCTTCGACAACAGCGACGAAGAAAGCGTTTCCGTCAAAGAGCGGCGCACGGGCGCAATCCTGATCTCATGCGACCTAGACTCCCCCGGGTACTTCAACTGGAGTATCTCCGGAACTAAGCTCATCGTACAACAGCAATCTGCCCGGACGGGCACTATGACTTTCTGGGTGTTCTGATGGCTCTGAAGCGCGTCACCAAGTCAATCCCGCTTTCCGGAGGCATCACGGAGGGCGCGGACGATTTGCTCCTAGAGCCCCCCGGGATGCAGTATGTTGAGAACATCCAGTTCACGAGCAAGGACGCGGGACAGAAATACCCACCCACGACGCTACTGAGCGCAACGGGCGGGGCGAACTACACGGACAAGGCGTACGGGCTTTACGCTCGTGGCTCAAATGTCGCCGTGATTGAGAATGATAAGGTGCTCCTGTCGAACGATAGCGGCTCCTCCTTCACCTCGTACTCACAAGACACAAACCTCGGAGGCATCGAGCGAGAAATCGGTGTGGAGGGGATTCAGGGTGCGCAGCACTTCAGCTGGGTTCCCCTTGGGGCCTACTTGAGCGGTGATCTTGTCGTCACAGGCTACGCCGTTGTGATCGATAGCGTTCAGCTCTCCAGCGTAGGCTCCGATGGCTCGAGAGCGACGACGCTGCGCATCTATGATACGAAAGGCAACATCCTCGATGAGACCGTGCTGGATCTACGGTTCGCAGCAATCGTCCCCTCCGGGGTCGGGGAAGCCGTGTGTTTCCTGGTGGACGGTCTAGGGGATCTCCATATCTACAAAACGGGAAGCAACGCCTGGTCTTTCGTGGCGGAAGAGACCGGGTACGCCATCTACAACCTCCGGTCCCAGCACCTCGGGAGCGGTACCTCGTGGGGCAGCTTGTCCTGGGAAGACGCTCGTATTGGGTGGACCAGCGAGCTTCGATCCCAAGTGGGTATGGTTGCCCACCAGCCTATTGACGGCCTCTTTGGTGTTCATGCGTGGAAAGACTCCATCACGCACGAGCTGAAGTGGCGCGCCCACACGTCGGCGGGTGTTTACGGCTCAGAGACTGTGATCTCCACAGACTCCGGAAACGTGAAGCTCGCGGCGCTTGCCTGCTTCTTGCGTGGGGACTACATCTATGTCCTCTTCTCCCAGACGGACGTCAGCATCGCGGACGGTGCGAACTGCTGCGATCTGGTACTCTACCGCAACACCTGGGCAGCGCCCGGTGCGGGAACGAGCTACACCTTCAAGTCGAACGAGGATGGGGTGATCGTCAACGGGAGCATCTACCCACTGAGCACCAGCATCTACGTCGCCTACACGGTTATGGAGGGTAGCCCCGTTGTCAAGATGGACGATACGGTTGGTGGGGATGGGGTGCGATACTTTGGGATCATCGACCCCTTCAACGATATAGCAGCGCGGTCTATCGACGTCAACGTCGCACTATACTCACAGCGGCTCATCTCTAACATCGAACTCGATGATAACAACGATCCATACTTCGTGGTGCAGCAGTTTGGAAACTTCAACAACCTGACGGTGAACATCGCGGGTTTGGACAACCCACAGCAGGCCACTATTCTTCCCGTCCAGAAGAAACCCATGACGTCCATTCTTGTTCGCGCCGCGAAGATCTTGGAGCCCACGGGCGTTTTTGATCCCGTGTTTCGCGTGTGTGGAACCTTCGATGCTGCGCAGAGCAAAGCGAAGGACGCTGGTGAGGAGGAGCAATCCATCCAGCTCGGGAATCTATACTTCCTCGATGGGACGCTCACGGACGACTTGGTCCACAACTTCTACTTCGCCAACCGCACGCTGCTGGTGGCACAGGACACTTGGTCGTTCCTTGACAAGACCACGGGCGGCTCAACCAACAACTCGAACAACGTGTTGAGTGCTGGCGTAGCGGGTTGCAACATCTACAGAATCTCTCCCAACATTCGAGTTCCGTATGAACAGTTCTCGGAAGGCCTCATCCTCGGCACAAGTGCTCCTACTTGGTACGCTGGGGGAACCGTGCTCGAGACGGCGGGAATCCTCGAGTCTCCGGAGATCGTGGGTGCATACGCGGACAACGATCAGCTCCTCGCGATCGCGTATCAGAACTTGACCCGAGCTGACCCAGCAGATGCCCCGAAGGTGTATCAAGCAGTTGTGTCGTACGTGGACAACAAGGGGAATCTACATCGCAGCGCCCCAAGCCAGCCGGTGTACCTCTTCAATGTTCTCGCGTCCGGGTCGGTGAACGCGAACACCGTGTACATCTACGTCTCTCCTCCGCTGGGCCTCTCCACGAAGACGAAGTTCTTTGTTGAGATCTACGCCTCCCTTCCCGGTGAGACCCCACAGCTCGCGCGAGTCAAAGAAGTTCGCTACCGAAGTGGAAGCTCCGTCGTACAGGTGCGCGTGCCCAGCGTACTCTCTCCACACACCTTCGGAGAGATTGACGTTGAGACATATCGCTCCTCCAAGGCTTTGTACACCGCGGGCGGAGAGCTTGCTGCGGACCCGTGGCCCAACTTCGACATGGTTGTGAAGAGCGGGCGCCGGTTGTTCGCGCACGCCATCAACAACCCCAGCACCATCTACTACTCCAAACTGTTCACGGACGGAGTAGCGCCTGAGTTCTCCGCTTCCCTCGCCGTCACCATCGCAAACGAAGAGATTACAGCGATTGGGACAATGGACGACAAGGTGATCGTGTTCACTCCAACCGACACCTGGTACCTGTACGGCCCGGGCCCGGACAACACGGGTGCGCAGGGGGACTTCTCAGTTGAGAGAATGCCCCACGGGATCGGATGTACCGACCCGGAGTCGGTCGTGTCGTATCGGGACGGTGTTGCCTTCTTCTCGAACTCTACGGACAGCTTCCATGTCGTGACGCGCGATCTGCAGATTCTCGAGATTGGGGACAACGTCAGCGGCATGACGGCAGCTTCTGGGTTCAGCGTGGACCGTGTACTCCACAACCCCTCGAACACGGAAATACTTTGGTACTGTGCAACGGGCTCGCAGGACGAGTACGTGGCGGACTCCGCGGTGAACACTCCGACGCAGCCCCCGCGACCCTTCCTCGCGAACCAACCACCCTCCAGCGCGATCTTCGTCTACAACTACGGGGAGGCCAAGTGGTCCGTGGTCGAGCAGGATGCTGAAGACCTTCAGCTCGTGGGTACGAACGGGACAACCCTCTACGAAGTGCGTGACTGGGATCTCCTAAAGCGGGACGCGGGAGTGACCAACTGGTCCACCTCAGGCTTGTGCAAGTGGGAGACTCCGTGGCTGCGCGTCGCTCAGATGCAGAACTTCGGAAGGTTCGTTGGTGCGACCCTCCTCGGGAAGTATCTATCCTCCTGGGCGCTTCAGGGCGGCTCCGTTCAGTCGGGGGACCTGCAAGTCACCGTGCATTACGACTACGAGGGTGCCGGGGCCGAGACTTCAGTACACCGCTGGCGCGCAAACCAGGACTTCGACCCCGCGGACGGCAACAGATTCCAGCTCTTCATCCACCCTTCCCGCCAGAAATGCCAGGCAATCAAGTTTGTGATCGAAGAGATTGCAACGGAGAAGGTGGAGCTTTCTGAACCCGCTTACACTAGGGGACAGGGGTTTGTGTTGCTCGCGCTAGATCTCGAATACGCTTTGAAGGCCGGAACCGGACAGAAGAGTCTCGGGAAGTCGAGGTTCAAGTGACGCTGAATCCAGCATGGCTCGCGGGTCTTCAAACCACGAACAAACTGTTTGACGGCACTGCGGGAAAGGCCAGCGCGGCTTCCCGTAAAGGAGCGATTGCGTCCCAGGCAATTTCAGGTGCAGGTAGCGGTGTCGCAACGGGCACTGCCCTCGCCGGGGTCTTCTCCGCCGCTGCAGCCGCGAACGCTGTTCCCGTTGCTGGACAGATCGCCTCGGCGGGTCTTGCTGTGGCGGGACTTCTCACGAAGATCTTCGTGGGGCGCAGGCAGGCCAAGAAGGAAGCGGCGCGCGAAAAAGAGGCGGGTATCCGCGCAGAGGTGGGTGAATCCTTCCAGGCGCAGGCCCCCACGGGCCCGTCCATGGGGCAGTCCCAGGGCTCGATTCAGCCCACGATCAACGTGCAGCCTCCCCCGCAACCAGGGTATGAGGCCTGGGAGACCCAGCAACCGCAACCAAGGTTTTCCCCAAGAGGACAGTAAGATATGGCTATTGACGTAGGCGCACTCATCCCGGCGATTGTCGGTCTAGGAACGAAGGTGGGCACGGCTATCCCAGGGCTGCGCAAACCCCCCAAGGTGAAGGCGGAGCCTCAGGCTACGCGCCTTTCTGGACAGATCTTGGGCGCGGCCCAATCGGGCTATGGGGCTTCCCGTGGCTTGGCTCTGCGCTCGGGGCTGCGGCAAGCGGCACAGGCCGTTGGCAACATCGCTGGCGTCGAGTCGCAAGCGGCCCTCGCGGCGCAACAGGCGAACGAGAAGAACCGAATGGCTCGCGCTGAGCGCATCGGTCAGTTTGGTACGGACCTTGCAAAAGGGCTCGGAGACATGGCGGCAATCTCCATTGGGCCGAAGAGCAAGAGCGACCTGCAGGACACGAACCGCCCTGAGGTTGACGTGAGCCCGAGTGGGTTCGGTACGCCGTACGAGCCGACTGCGATGGAGCAGAGTACCGGGCTCGACGTCCTCGAAAAGGATATGGCGGCCCAGGAGCAGGTGGACCAGCAGGCATTTATGGACGATGCTGCGCAGCGGCTCCAGGATTTCAGGCTCAAGCGGGAAGCGGCAGGGATCTCTGCCCCCGAGGCGGCGTTCCAGCCCGACCCCACCAGCAAGCTGATTGACGAGGCATACAACCAGCGCCCCGATATTGCTCCAGAGGTGGAGAAGGAGTTGGCATATAACTTGCAGATGAAGAAGCTAATGCTGGCAGAGGCGGAGCGGAAGGGCATGAGCCTCGCGGAAATGGTCCCCCGGGTTAACCGCCGGTTGGGGCTGGCACCGGGGCAAAGTCTCATGAATCCGATGGGGTTGACTACGAATCTTGACGTGACGGGAGAGGCCTGATGTTTGGCGATCGAGGCCCGCTGCGACAAGAAGCGGAAGATACGCGCCTCCCCTCCATCCCGTTTCGGGGCGGCGAGGAACAGCCAGTCCGTACTCAGCGTGGTGGTATGAGCGGAGCGTTCGGCTCTGGCGGCAGGGCGACGGAAGCGCCCCCGGCTGAGCCGGAGCCAGCAACGTGGGGTACGGGCGCGAGCCAGCCCGGAGGTGGCCGCGGCGAGGTAACGGGCGCCCCGCTTGGCCCCAGGACCGGCGGCGCTGGTACCGGGTGGCGGGGCAGCATCCAACTGGGGCCAGGAGTAGCCGCGGACACGGCACTCGCCATCCGAGCCCGCGAGGACAGGATCAACCAGCAGCAGACGCTGCAGAACCTCGTCGACATGCGCGCTAGCGGCTTCACCAGAGATCAGATGCTGCAGTGGGCACAGCTCAACGACCAGGACGCCGAGGCGGCGCAGCAGCTTGCCAACTATCACTTCCCGAGGATTCGACAACAGATCCAGGATCTGAACAATAAGGTTGACGCGGCGCGAGCTGGGAAGATCGACCCCTACCACTGGCACGAGAGTATCGGGCGCGGTGGGCGTGTGGCGGCCGCCTTCGCGGCCCTTACCGGGGGCTTCGCCGCCGGAAAGTCGAACCCGAACAGCGCCCTGAACATGCTGGACGCGGCGATAGCGCGCGACATCGCGGCCCAGGATGCGAACATCAAGAACAATATCATGCTTCTGCAGACTGAGCGCGGGCTTGCTCAGGACGAGCGGCAGCTCCTGGAGGACGAGTTCAAGCAGTTGAGCCAAATCCGTGCCATGAAGTATGCGGCGATCGTCGGGCGCATCGAGGCGGCGCAGCAGCACGCCGTGACCGAGGCCCATCACATGAGCCTGCAGACCGCGAAGGACCACTACGAGCTGAAGTATCTAGAGGCGAAGGCCCAGGCCGAGCAGGAGATCTTCAAGCTGGAGTACGATGGCCCGATCAAGAACGCGGCACAAATAGCCAAGCTCAAGCAGCAGGCAGCGCAGTACCAGCAAATGATTCGTTCCGCCCCCAGCGGAGGGATGACAATCCCAACGGAAATGGTGCAGACGCTAGAGGGGGAGGTCGTTGGGCCGCGCCCAGAGGCGCAGATCATGGTTGCCCCAGCGCCGGGCCGTAGCGGTGCCATAGCGGCTAGACGACCGGGTACTGGTAGGGTGGTAGCGCCAGGGGGTCCAGGAACGGGAGAGACCCAGCAACCCGCGCCAGAGCCGACGCGCCCAGCGCCGAGTCGCGAGCTACAGCCGATCGAAGATGTGGGTACTGGTGTTTCCCGTCTCGAGACCCCGGAGGAGGCTGAGCAGCGCTACATGAACGAGCGGGCGGTCTGGGAGGAAGAGCAGCGGGCTGCCGAACTGGAACGCCGAAAGGCTGAGGTCACGGCGAGCCGGTACAAGATCAACGCCAAGAACATCGGGCAGTACGCCGAGAGTGTGCTACTGGCTCACGAGGACGCGGTCAAGTTCGACGGGTTCAAGCGGGGGGAGGCCGTTGGCAAGCGCGGGCTCGACAGCCTCGTCGGGCTGACCAGTTGGTCGGAGGCGATATCGGCCATCCAGTCGGGGCGCGCAATCCCCAACGGGGGAATGCCTGACTACCGCGACGCGAAGATCATCTCTGGGGTTATCGAAGAGAACGGGCCACCCAGCCCGCTCATGTACGCGGGTGGGGAGCGCAACATTCACTACCAGGAGGCGCTTAAACGCTACCAGCTCACGATTGATTATCCCGAGATCCTCGAAAAGAACATGTTCGATCCAGAGACCGGGGAGAAGTCGAAGATCCGTCTCAATGGGCGGCTCCTCACCATCATGCCGGGCTCGAGAGCCGGCAAGGACTACGAGCGAGTGCAGAACGAGGTGGGCAAGTTCCGAGACTCCATGGGCGCAATGCAGCGAGCGGCGAAGACCATCCGAAACGTCGGCATCACCGGCATGTGGGAGACGGATCCCGAGACGGGAAAGACAAGCTTCACGTTCCCCGGTGTCTTCACCAACGCTAATCCAGAAATCATGATGATTCAGCGAGAGGCCATCACGCAGGCCATGCAGTACATCAAGACGCACGACCCCACTGCCCGTATTTCCGACCAGGATTTGAGGGTTGGCATGGAGGCCGCAGCGAGCTACACCGGAAAGGGTGCCGCGTTTGTCGACTGGCTTCAAAGCATGTTCAACGTCTCAACGAAGCGAGACCAGATTCAGGCGTTCATGGGAAAGGTGCTCGTCGAGGCGCAGCGGATCATGTATTCACGACTAGAGGACGACATCGTTCCCGACTACAACACCATGATCGCCTTGGAGCAAGAGTACAAGGCGAACGACAAGTTCCTCCGAAAGGCACAAGTGCGTGAGTGAGCCGAAGCGGCTATATACGGACGGCAAGTCCCAAGTCCTGATGACGGACTTCGAGGCCGCCGAACTGAACCGTGGCCGCCCCGACTATCTTCCACCGATCACTCCGGTGGCAGAAGACGCCAAGGTGCGCGTCAACTACGAAAACCAGGACGGGGAGATCGTCGACGAGCTGGCTCCCTCGGAATACGTGCGGCATCGCGCTCGAGCCGGAGAGAATGTAGTCGCCACCAAGGACACCATAGAGATCGCGCGCCAGGACGCACAGTCGCGGGAGGCTCGTGCCATCGCTGACGAGGAGAATCTTACTGCTCTTACTAATGCGGCGGTCCCCGGCATGCAGTTCATTCAGAACGCGATCGTCGGAGAAGAAGAGGCTGCGCGACTGCGCTCCGAGCTTTCCGTCAACGTGGGAATGAACCTTGTCGGGAACCTCGCGGAAATGGCGCTGGGTACTGTGGCTCTCGGCGGGCTAGGGCGGATTGCTCTTGGTGCCGACCGCGCACGGAAGGTCGGCGTTATCACCGGGCTCAACGCCCCGAAGATGGGGGCGGGGCTCGGCCTTAAACGCGCCGGACAGATCGCCGTACAGGACGCTCTGATCGAAACGCACATGTATGTACAGAACCAGCTCGACACGAACGGTCCGTTCGTTGCTGAGGACTGGGCGCAGCAAGTCGGCACCGGAATGCTTTTCGGTTCGGTGTTCGCTGCGGGTGCAGCGGCTCGAGGCCTAGGTGCATACGCCAAACACGCAATCGGCCCGGGAGCGCAGAGCGCACTGGGTACTGCTCGAACGGCGCTGACCACGATGGCTGTCCTGTCTCCAAAGGGCGCAGAAGCCATGAAGTACGCGCGGGCGTCAGCGGCCAGCGGGCTCATCGGAAAACTCATGCGGTCTGTGCGCAAGCGCGGTCTCGCCCAGACTGATGAGGTGGCAGATGCTGCACGCCAGCTCGAGCTGGATTTCGTGCACGCGCGCGACCAGGTGACGCCGAGCAAGCTTGACGGTATGACCCCGACCAAGCGCGCGGCGGCGATGGACGAATACCGCCGATACGCTGACAGCCCCAACATGCTGGATGCCGTAGACTTCGACAACATGGTCCCCTCGATCAAGAAGATGGGACAGGCGGTCAACCGTGTTCGGCAAGAGGCGCTGAAGATGCACCGGAAGTTACACGGCAACGGCGTCGTCGACATGGGGCTTACGGATAAGGCGCGCGACGGAATGATCCTGCATGCTAACGAGCTGTTGAAACACGTTGAGTCAGCCGGCATGGTGGATGTGAAGAACGCAATCAAGCGAGGCATCATCGATAGCGGTGAAGACGCGGCGAGCATGCACAAGGCGCTGATCGAGGCGAAGGTGAACGCGCGGTTCCGCAGAGGCGTAGACGCCGGCGCCGACATCGTAGACGACAAGATCACGGAGTTTCTGAATAACCCGAAAGTCTTCACCAAGTCGCAGATCAAGAAGAATAGGGAAATCATCGGGGCGGTTGACGACGTGGTCAAAGTGTGGGACGATCTCGGAGAAATCCAGATCCCTTCCCGCCCCAAGGATTTCGAGCGCTTCCAAGCGTCTGATGGCATTGCAGTTGGGAAGAACAGAGACGCGATCGCGCGGATGCGCGCTGCGGTGGACACTCTCGCAGAGAAGGGCCTTCTCTCCGCTGACCAGCGTGCGGCGTTCGAGACCGCAATGCTCGAGGCGAGCGACGGCATCTCGCGCGGCACTAAGGGCATGGAAGACGCGATCAAGATCAACAAGGCGCGCACCTCAACGCTTGGCAAGCTCAAGAAGGAGCGGGACCTGGCGGGAACCGTGGCAGATAGTCCGGAGAGCTTCGCGGCCGCACGGCTGGCGAGCGGCTTGAGCCAGGGTGTACGTATCGCAGAGCTGGCCGCCAAGGGCCTCGACGCATTCCTATCTCCAAAACCGATGATGGCTGGTGCGGGCATCACGGCGGCGATCCATGGAATGAACAAGGAGGAGAAGCGCGCAACGTTCGAACTAATCCACCAGAAACTGATAGAGCTGGCAGGAAACCCGGATGCGCTGATCGATGGGATGAGCGAGGCGATCGACCGTGGCGCAGGCTTCGACCCGACCGGTGCGGACCACGCGCTCCAGAAGACGGCCAACTGGGTGTTCTACCTGCAGTCGCAGCTACCACCGGTAGACGATACGATCTACGGGCGCGGGGCACCCCAGCCCCTTTCCGCCATCGAAGAGTACATGGAGAAGTTCCTCGCAGCGGCGGACCCTGTGGCGGTGGGATGGGAAGTCTACTCAGGAACGGTAACGCCCCAGATGGTCGAATCCCTACGGGCCACGAGCCCAGAGTTCTATGCGCAGATGAGCATGGAGCTGGCGCACGTCATGTCGAGGGTCCCAGCAGACAAGGCCAATCCCAAGGTTGTGGCTGCGGCGAATATCTTTCTTGGCGGAATGGATCCCATGTACACCGGGGACTTCATCATGAGGCTACAGAGCAACTACGCACAGACCCAGATGCAGGACCAGGTGATCAATGGGCCGCGCCAAAAGGTAAATAACCCCGGGGCTGAATCCAGTCTCACTACCTCCCAGAGACAGCAGACGTACTAATGGCTATTGACACCATTTCCCCTGTAGCAGACTCCCAGCTCGATCCGGGCGACTCCTTTTCGTTCCGCGTCGACGATACGTACACCTCCATCACGATCGAGGTAGAAACCGCCGGAGGATGGGAGTATGCTTATGACTCCAGCCTCTCGGGAGCACAGGCAGGGTATACTGTTTCCGTCACCGTCCCCGTGGCTGGACGCCACCTGTTTACGGTCTCGCGCAGCGCGGGCTGGGACCTATCGCCATTCAGCATCCGAGTCGTTGAGAACGAGACGGGCTCCCCCGCCACGACCACGACCAACTACACGCTCTATAGCGCCAACGACTATCCGCAGAGCGCGGACCCATACTTCCTGCAATCGATTGGTGACTCGTTCCTTTCGCACTATGACACGCCATCCACCTACTCTGGCAAGGCGGGGTACTACGCGCGCGTGGCCCTCACCGCGGACGCGATCGAGTTCGTTGACCTTAGCAATATCCTGGTCACCACGTACGTTGCTCGAGCGGGTAACAGCGTCCAGCAGGCCGCATATATGCAGACGCGCGCGGACCATGTCAATACGCCAAGTGCAGGGTATGGCGAGTTTTGGGTGCGATCCAGTGATAACAAGCCGATCTTCACCGATCCGTCTGGAACGGACTATAACTTGCTCGCGGGCGGCGGTGGAGGCGGGGACGTGGTTGGACCAGCATCAGCAACGGACAACGCCGTCGCGCGCTTCGACACGACCACCGGCAAGTTGCTTCAGAACAGCTCTCTATATGTTGATGATGTAGGTACTTCTTTACTTTTGGGGTCTGGTGCCGCCCATGCGTTGGCGGAGGTAGCATCTGTTTCTCCTCCAGGGGCCGGATTCGGTAAGTATTGGGTCAAGAATGACATACCTAGCGCCCCGACATTCACAAATGACACTGGGGGGAACATCCCCCTCGCGGAGCGGATGCACATTGTATTCGCGGGGCGTGGCGCCGTCGCATCCAAGCCCTCTTACAACCGCGGACCCGTGGGAGCCCCCTGGACATACCAGGGATTCAACGACACCTCCGCGGGAACGACACAGGGCTCTCCGGGGACTATTACTGTTCCCTCAGGATCCTATGTCGCCCCATTCGCTGGGCGGGTTGTGGCTATCGAAGGGTGGGCAGAATACTCAAACGCCAACTTGTCCGGGGACTTTGAGTTTTGGAAGCACGAACAAGTAAACGGAACCGCGGACCCCGCCACAAGCACTGAGCTTTGCGGTTCCGGCGGATTCCATGCCATCACAGGAACGGCTGTTGGGCAGTGGGAGAAGATTAGCTACACCCCCTCATCGAACAACACGTTTGCTAAGGGAGATTTCCTTGAAATGATGTTGTTCTGTGACACCGGCTCCTCCGCAACCTTCAATGGAACGCCTAAGTTTAGCATTACTTTCACCATTGAGAGGACTGCATAATGGCATATCGTCCTGACATCATTGATTCTGGTTGGCTCGACCATGCACGCTCCCAGCGTGAAACAACCGTTCAGCAACTTCAACTCGACCTCTACGACGCAGCGCGCGCGCTTGGGCAAACACACGCACAAGCCCTTACGCGAATCAACGAACTCTTCAACGCCTATCCAGGCGCGTGGGCGGTCTACGTCATTGCGGGGGCAGATGGCATCGTCACCGCCATCCAGAATGACGCCACGCTCCCGTGGCTCGATGCCCTTGTCGGAGGTGTATCCATCCGCCAACGACTTATTAATAGGCTATCCTAATGGCTATTACTTCAGTAACCCCAGTATCTGGTTCCACGATCGCATGGGGAGACGCATTCTCCTTCACGATTGACGATACATACACATATGTGCGCGTCAAAGTGCAAACATCGACGGCACTTGAGAAAGCATATGATACAGCACTCGGCGGAGCACAAGCGGGGTATACTGTCCAAGTAGTGGATACCGGTGGAGGAACGCACGTCTTTACCGTTTCGCGGGATGCTGGTTTTGATCGAAGCCCGGTGCTCATCTATGTTGAAGAAAATGAAACCGGAAGTGATACGACGACAGGGATAAGCTATACGCTAACCGGGGAATCGTCGTACATTTCCGGAATCGCACCATACAACGAAATAAGCAGTATCATTGATCATGGTACTCTGACCGGGCTCTCTGATGACGACCACACACAATATCATAATGATTCGAGAGGAGATCTTCGTTACCCACGAAGGATATCTGGGTCTGGCGCACCGGGCGTTTCAACTGGAAACGGTTACGACCTTGGGACAGTATACACAGATACAACTGGGGACAACGCGTACATTCTAGTTGATGCGACGACTGATGCGAATGTATGGAGCAGCGGCGGTGGCTCTGGTGGAGGACTTGGTTCATGGAAATATGCGACCGGCGGAGGGGCGCCGGCTGCTGGGGGATTCACAACAAACTCCAGTGGCCTTATTTCAGTAAACACGATTAATATTTCGGAAACGGATAACGACTCAGTCGGCATGCTGAGCGTGTTGGCATTTTTGAAGCAGGGCGACTATATTCTGCTTCGAAATGCCTCTGGTACAGTATACGGGACATACCGTATTTCTACCCTTGTAGATAATGGTACGTATTGGACACTGACGGTTCAAGCATTAACTGTAGCCGGTTCCTTTACAGATACTACAGTATATCAGTTTTCCGTTTTGGCGGATGTCGGAAAAGGATTACCTCAGTGGCGTTTTGATACTACCACTGCTGCAGCAGATCCTGGTGCTAACCTTGTTCGATTCAACAACGCAACTTTTGGTAGCATAACTGCGCTCTACCTAGATGATTTATCACAGGCAGGACAGGACTGGTCTACTATCTTTGCAACATTGGAGGCAGGGGATTTTATCTGCTTTCATAGTAGAGATAGATCGTCAATCGCTTGCCTGTTTCAGCTAAGCGCCGATGCTACCGATAGTTCCGGATATTTTACATTATCCGTTACCCCAATAGATGGGACTATTCCGAGCAACAATGAGCTTCTGGTATTAAGCACAATCAAGGGACTAGATGTCTCTGGAAGTATCCCTGGAGGATGGGGTATATGGACTTGTGGAAGCATAGCAGATGCTGCCCCCTCAGCAGGCGGAATCTCCTTTGATGATTCTGACCCGTCAGCAATCGCTACAATCAAAGTCAGTGAAGAGTCAAACGATCTTAATCTTGCTAATAGGCTAAATGACGGAATACTCGGAATAGGAACCGCGAGAGCTACGGATGGTACATCGTATGTAAACGTTTCTATCCTAGCGCATGCAGATTCAGGAACGTACTCTACATATACTGTACTCCCACTCGACTGGGGAGGAACCCTCACAGCAGCAAAAGATTATACTTGGGTAGTATACACAAAACAGAACGCACTGAGTGGGGCTGGGGCACCTGGAACGACTACGGGAAACTACAGGCTTCGTGGAACCCCGTACATCAATACCTCCACAAATGAGATCTACTTCCTCGTAGATAACACTACCAGTGCGAATGTCTGGTCTACCCCTACTGGTGCTGGTGGGGGTGGCGGCGGGGGGATGCTTCAGTACGAGTATGTCACCGGTGGTGGTGCTCCTGCGTCCACAACGTTTACTGCAAACTCAGCCACACTTTCCTCGGTCACCACGCTTAATCTGGCAGACGCCTCAAGCAGCGATAATAACTTCAGCAGCACATATGGAAGCCTGGCGCCCGGCGACGTTATCGTAGTCAGAGACAATGCCGGCGGTGCAGCACATGGTACTTTCCGCATTAAAAGCAGAACAGACAATACAACCTATTGGACTTTCTCCGTAACGCCGCTAGATGTCTCTGGGTCATTCGTTGCAACAAACACATATGATGTCTGGACTGTAGCGAATACGCAGAAAGCCGCAGCCGGGAAGCTAGGGGACTTTGAGATTACGTCTGTTACGGCTATTGGGGCTGTAAATGCGGGGCAAGTAACGTTTACTAGTGGAACGCCTTCTGCAGTTACACAGACACGCATAGATTCTGTCGCACGTTCTGGGGAGAGCGTTGCCTGGATGTGGAATCGCTCCTCCGCAGGTACGATTATCAAGTTCGTAAAGAACGACGGAACTACAGCGTACTACCGCTCTGGTGGGCTTCCAACTACTATTGCGGATGATAAGGTTTTATCACTTACGTACCTTGGCGGTAGCGCTACCTCTTGGGCGGTTAACGATATTGTATCCGTTTATGTACAGGCGGGCGTCCAGTTCTCAAGCATCCAATCCTTCTCATTATCTGCTCGCATTGCTGCCCCCGGAACGACATTCGGTCAGGAGCACAGCTATCCAGCCAACGGCTGGAACGACCCCAACTGGGCAGTTGCATCATGGTCACCGAATGACCCAGAGAGCGCTTCTGGGATGACGTTTGATAACGGCGGACTACTCATGCCGAAGGATGGAGTTGTCGAGTACGTTGTTATCAGAGGGGCGCCCGTCGGCGGAAACTTCCAAGCTAGGTGGGCTTTAACCCGACTGCAGACCGCAACAGGCTCAAGCGCTGTTGTACGAACTAGGATGACAGACGCTTCATTCGCACCACCCTCGTGGACATCTGGGACACTAGGGCAGACAGTGTTTGATATTACCACATCTGTTGCCCCAACTACTATTCCAAACCCAAGCTTCAGTGCTGGAGACCGCATTGGTATATCATGCGAAACCCTTTCCGCCGCTGGCGTCACAGCCGTGAACGGAATCACTATCACAGTCCTAGTTGCATATTTGTAAGGGCTTATAAGGTAATCATGGCAGACGTTTTAACAACCATTAATGGCGAACAAGTTACTCTGATTGATAACTTGGATGGAACCTATCGCATCGACCTGGGTACTCAGGACGCGCGTAGATTTGTACGCGGGGAGCTTGATCAGCTACGTGCTGAGAAAGACGCCTTAGTTCAGCAGCGAACACAAACTGTGTCAGAGATTGATATCGCGAATACAAGGCGGCTTGCCCTCATTGATGTAAGAGATGCAATCAATGCCGAGATTGACGTTCTCAATACAAACATCGCTGAACTTGTGGCTTGGCTCCAGGGGCTAGGCGATCCAACGTAAACCATTACAGCTATGAATGAGTCCGAGAACAAAATACAGTTCATCCTCCAAAGGATTGATCAAAAGTTGGATACCATCAACGAGCGTCTAGCGCGTGTCGAAGGCGCTTTAGAACGTCATGATGAGAGATCTATTAATCACCATGAGCGTATCGTGGTGCTCGAGCAACAGCAACGCAAGGCTACGTGGGCACTGGTGTCTGCTGGTGTGGCGGTGCTTCTCGCCCTTTTGCCCATCATAATTTCAGTTCTATGAAACAGACAGCCATTGCCTTACTCCTCGTCGCGCTCTCTGGGTGCGGCCTCTTCAAGGTATCCACGCCCACGACTCCCCCAGAGGATGACGGTGCGGCCAAGGTACAGGACGTGCTCGACGCAACAGTCAGTCTAGCAGCAAAGATCAATGGTGAGCTGGTTCACTATTGCTCAGGAGTCGTCGTCGATGGGGCTATCGTTACCGCTGATCACTGCGTTGCGCCGTTCTTCACGGATAAGTTCAAAGACATCCAGCTGTTCATACTATACCAGAGCAAGTACTTCAATGGTGTGATCGTCACCAGATGGGAGTCGAAGGATCTGGCCATCGTTGATGCCGTTGGGGCGAGGCTACGTGGCGGGGTAGAGATCTCCCCATGGGAGCCAACCTACGGCATGCGGGTTATTTGGACTGGCTTCCCGAATGGGTTCAGCAGGGTCCATCTGTTCGCGGGCTTTGTGTCCTCCCCCAGCAGCGAATACAGTGACTATACCTTTGACGTAGATGGGCAGTTCATCGGGGGAAACTCTGGTGGTCCCATCCTCGACGAGAAGGGACGACTCATCGGGATAGTGGTCAGTACGGCAGTGGGGCAGGGGGCGATTGTGCCAGAGATTATGCCGGTTGGGCAGGCCGTTCTCCCGGAATACATTAGGACCCTATTAAACTAAAACCACCTTCACTAGGTATCAGCTATGGCTTTCATCACTTTTATCACCGCAAACTGGGCTGCCCTCGTTGGCGTCCTTGCTGCTCTGCTTTCGGTCGCTGCGCTGATTGCGAAGCTCACCCCCACGCCGAAGGACGACGCGATCATCGCGAAGATCCTCTACGTGGTCAATCTCCTACCGGAGTCGGCACGAAAATCCTACGAGGCCAAGGATGCCCCGAAGAAGGACGAGCCAACCCCCATTCTAAAGTAATATGAAGAAACTCTACAGCTCAAGTGCCGCTGAGGCCAGTGCGGTTGCCAGCGCATCGCGCTGCCGGGTGGACGAGATCATTGCAACAAACTCGTCCGCAGGTGTGCTATACCTCCATATCTTCGACTCGGCCACCGTGCCGGCTGACACAACCGCCCCAGACATCTGCATTTCTGTTGCGGCTACCAGCACCGTGTCATGGGACCCGGAGGCGCTGAGCCAGTCTGACGTCGGCGTCGTGTTCGACAACGGATGCGCAGTGTGTCTTAGCTCTACCGCGGCGACCAAGACTGTCGCGGGTGCGGTGGGCGTCTTCACGGTGCGTGGCGAGGTGCGGTAGTGGCCATTTCCCTCTGGGGGCCAAGTGGTGGGAGTGGGAGCAGCATCCTAACTGCCCATGACGATACGCTCTTTGGGGGAGCCACTGCCCATTGGGTGAAAACCCCGACCCTTACTGAAGCCATCACGGGTGGCGCGGGAAGGGATATCTCACATGGCTTCCCGGTCTATACCAAGACCCCTGGCGGCACGCTGACGCTGCTCAGCTCTGGGGAGCGGCAGCCGGCTACTACCTCGCTGAACGCTGCGCTCAAGCCAACGGGGGATATGACCCTCGCTGGGTGGTTTACGCTGCAAGAGGCCACGGCAAATAACCTCCATCTCCTGATGGCGCATGCGAACAGCTACACGGCGCTTGGGACGTGGGTGCTTCGTTACGACACCGCGAACGAGGTGACTTTCGGCTGGGGCAACAACGGGAATACGTTCACCGGCAGCGTAACCTCCAGCGGTCTCGCTTGGGCGATCGGGCAGACCGTGCATATTGCAGCGACCCGCAGTCTTAGCAATGACACTGCCAAGATCTATATCAACGGCGTACTCAACAATACGACTACGGGCAACTCCGCAACCATCTCCACCGCGTCCACTCAGACCTGTATTGGACACAGCGGAACGGGAACCTTATACACTACGGGGATTGGCTCTGTAGTTCTATACGCCGGCACTGCGCTAAATGACACGCAGGTCGCAACCCTCTACAATAGCTGCCTTGCGTAATGGCCTCCCTTGATCATATCTACGAGAAGGCTACAACCTTCATCGGGATAGAAGAGATCAAGGGACCAGAGCACAACCCGACGATACTGGGCTGGCTCAAACAGTTCGGAAAGAACCTTGGCCGATGGGCTACGGGAAGAGATGAGACTGCGTGGTGTGCGGTCTTTGTATCCATGGTGCTCAATGCCTGTGGATATGAAGGCACCAACCACGCACTGGCCTCGAGCTACACGACGTGGGGCGTCCCTTCCCGCCCGATCAGGGGTGCGGTCATTGTGATCAAACGAAAGAAATCCGGTGCGGATACTCGAACGGGGTCACGCGCTGGGTTCCACGTCGGGATCCTCAAGCTCATCACCAAGCATTACATCGTCATTCTCGGCGGCAACCAAAGCAATAAGGTCTGCGTCAGCTGGTTCCCTCGCGGGAAGTACGACATCGTCGCAATCCGCCGTCCTGCAGATCTCGAGACAGGCACAACGCAAGCGGCTTAGGGGGCAGTACTTCTGATGGAGTATATGTCGTGGGCGGAGTGTCATGAAGCCAGTGGCTTTGGCTCCATCTCTTCATAGACTTGTCCAAGAACGTGTGCGTAAGCACTTGCCATCGCGGTACCATGATGCGCGAGCTGCCCAATACGAAACAACATCTCTTTGCGCACCTCCCTCCAGTTCCCGTCGAAGTCTTCAACCCAACCGTTGATCTCTTTTATTGCTGCTCGCTCTAACGGACCCATCTGAACAACCTCCATATCCCGAAAAGGTTCAGCGCAACATAGAGAAAGTATATCTTACTCATCGTCAACGCAACCATAGTTTCAGTAATAACAAAGCACCCAAGAACAAACAACCATGTGTAATGGTTGACGCGATCTTCTCCGAGAAGCCAATAGTTATAGATCTGCACGAGGAACGCCAGCACGATCAATGTGTTAAAGATGATCATGTGTTCAGTCATACCAGTTTACTTCTTTCTTCGCTTGCGAATAAGAGGCAGGAAAGATAGAATCCAGATCACTCCCGTTACGAGCAACGAGAGCGAGAACAGAACCCAGAACGCCCAGTTTGGCAGCTTGTCAGGTAGTCCCATCTTTAACCTCCAGTGATAACCTCAAATCTTGAAGGGCGGAAGACCGTCGTGTCATACTTCTCAACAATGCGCACGATGTTCTCCATGTGCGTGCGTAACCATTTCTCTGAGCGCCCCGGTGCGTACACCATGTCGAGCAGCGCGAGCCCGAGCGTAGAGCCATGCCCGATGGCGCCGTAGTTCCCGGCCTTCATCACCGCTCCAGTCGACTCATAGTAATAGATGTCCCCGCCTCGAACCTCTAACAGTTCAGCGGAATCCTCATCATCATCATCGTCCTTATGCATTTTCTTCACTTCCAGCACTGCGCTGCGCAGGTCCTTGGGTGTGGCGTGCAAGATCTCTTGCGCGTAGTACAACGTGCCGCTGAACATCACAAACGAGTTGTGCCTCCACCAGCCCTTGATGTCGGGTTTGGTTAGACGGTTGTGCCCAACGGAAACAGCGGAGTCTGTGCAGCACAGCACCCCGTCCTTGAACTTGGCGGCCAGGCAGATGGTCAAGGCTCGTCCTTCTTCATGCGCTTGGCCAGTGCCTTCTCCGCACGCTTTTCGGTGAACGCTGCGTCGGGACCGAGGGTTCGCTTTGCGATCTCGTCTTCCCGCTTCATACGACGGATGATCCGCTGCCTCTTCTCGCCCTCCATCACGCGGTCTAGGTCCTCCTTACGATCGTAGAGCGTAATTTTCTTTCCTTGCGCCTGCAGAGTATCGTATGCTTCATATTGATAGTACCCTTGTGGGCTCCATCCGCCACCCTTGAAGTGGACGGGTATGTAGTTGACGTGCCTGAAGGTGTTCGTGCTCTCGCAATCGGGACAGGAAATGCCCTCTCCTGTCTCCTTTTCTCGAGCCTTTAAGACGTCGAAGGTCTCCAGGCTGTACTCCTCCTGCCATTCAAGATTGCAATCCCTGCATTCGTGTTCGTAAATCATCAGACACCCAGCGTTTCCAGACGAACGGAGCGATGATCAAAATCGCCGTTCTCCATATTGTCAAGCACCCATACGCAGCGTCGGTAGAGGTGCGCGGTCTGGTGCGACCACCCCTCACCGAACCCCATATCCCGATGAATAGCGCACCCCACGTCGATCCCGTGGACATACCGGTCCCGGAAAGGAACTGGCGTATGCGAAAACTTGTGGGAGTGTCCGACAATAGTTGACACGCCGATTGACTTGATCCCGTTGGTTGGGCTCGTGATCTGCGCGGCACGGTTAGTCTGCGTCCCCAGATTGTGTACGAAGTTGGTGCCTCCGATCTGCACCATCTTCCCGTATTCGAAAGTCTGGAAGCCAAACTGAGCGAAGCCAAGATCCTCCGTCGACATCATACCAGCGAAGCGCGGCTCCTGCTTGAGCCAGCGGTTGACGCGGTTCTCGTGGTTCCCTAACGTTACGATCCGGTGCGGCAGCTTGCGCTTGCGCCTGTAGAAGGGCTGCATCAGGCGGTCCAGCCCATCCTTGCACGCGGCGATGTCGTCCTTCCAACGCGCCCCCTCTAGCTCCAGTTTGCTTCCGTGCTCGTTGAAGGCCACGCAGTCCGCGACGTCCCCCATCAGAACTAGGAAGCCCTCATCACCAGCGGTGGCAAGTTCCTCTGCAGCAAACTCCCCGATTTCCGTGGCCCTCTTATTGTCGTAAAGAGGGTGGAAATGCAGATCACCTACCACCACTGCTTTTGGGCCACTCATTCCTCTTCACCACGGATTGGAATCACTTCCGCAAACTCAGGCTCTCTCCAGAAGTGACGCTCGATTAGCGCAAGGAAATGCCGCAGTGTCATATGCACAAGCTCATCCTTGGCGTAGTCAACCCTAGTGATAGCGATCGGGATGCGATTATCCTCGTACCTCTCGCTATTTTCCTTCGCCTGAGCTAGTGCGTCCGTGATGTTCTTGTACGTCAGCTTAGCCCAATGCTTGGCCTCTATTCTAAACGGTGTGCCCTCTATATCTGCGTACTTAGGATCGCGCGACTGCGTACCCCCCATGCGACGAGCATCAGGGAACGAGGCGCGGAATGCCTTCTCCAAGAACAGCTCGAACCTGCTTCCCTTGTCACGGGACTTCTTGCCCGACATGTTACCCCCAATTCTCCTCCGGCTTATAATAGTGGACGTGTCTCAACGTACCACTATTATCTCGGAGCATATCGTACTTCACATACTCGCCCCCGTATGTACACTTCGCCAGCTTGAACCTCACGCGAACACCATCAGGCGCCGGCTGCTTCTGAGCGATGACGATGATGCGCGCCTTATTCTCTATGTCACCCGACTCCTTCAGGTGGTGGATCCCGAGGGGCCGTGGCTTCCCGGTCTTGAGGTCTTCGCCCACCCGACGAAACTGGCTGATTAACATGATGGCGCATCCCGCGTCCGCACCCGCTTGGTGAATACGACTCAGCAGCTCGTTGATCTCTCCGCGCCGCTCCTTGTGGCCGGGGACGCTGAAACACTGGAGGTAGTCGCACCACACGAGACGACAGCCGCGCTCCCCCATTTCCGCGATAGCTTCTTCGACCAACCCGATGCGCCCACCGATAGGATATGCGAAATGCATGTGGTCCAGAGTGGACGCCTTGGCTGCTTCTGCGATAGTCTTCAGGTCTTTTTTCGTGAGGTCCTTACGCCGTAATCGCAAGCTGTCGATCCCAGTGATAGCCGAGAGTAGTCGGGTGCCGACAACGTCCGGGCCATCCTCAGCCGAAATAGCTCCCACCTTGACCTTCGACGAAAGCATGGCAGACAACATGGCGCTGCTCTTTCCCGCTCCGGTAGGTGCCGCAAGTACTCCGAGCGCCCCAGGACCCAGGCCACCGATCTCGTTGTCAAGAGGAGGGATTCCCAAAGGCACCAGATTAGGAGGCTCGAGAGAGTCGAGCCTGAACGTGTCGATAGCTTCATGAATAGTCTCCGATGTTGAGTGTAGTCTCACTTCAACTCCCCACCGATTTCTTCTATCATCGCGATTGCCGCCACTATTTTCCGACGTGTCTCCCGCACTTCTGGTGCTGGGTACTTTCGGATGAGTAGGTGGTCTGCCCCGAGAGCGAGGTCAATGTGTTCGAGCGCGGCTTCAAGCATGATTTTGGCACTTCGTAGGTGGCGTACAACCGGGACTGAAACCTTGTCCAGGCGCGATTCACCACCAAAGCGGCAACGCCCGCCGTTACACTTACAAGCGCGACCGGTAGCGCTGCATACAGCTCCAGGGTTCTCAGGCTTGATCCCCATTTTGATTTCTCTTTCATTCGCCATCATCCTCCCCAAGCGGCTCGTGCATAACTTCTACTTCCCACCGAACCGCGCGCGGCTCGTTGCGCATCCAACTGTTCGCGTGCGCTGCCCCGGCCTTGTAGGAAGAAAAGGTTCCAATTTTGAACATACATTCCTTTCCGCTGCTCAGATAGTACCCGACGAACTCCCACATCAGAAAATCTTACGAAAGCAGTAGCCCGGCTCAGTCGTTGCGTCCTCGTCAATGTCGAGGGGATCGCCTGGGTCGGGCAACGCCAGCACATGCTCTTCCCAGATCTTCTGATCGAAGCGGGAACAGTGCCAGTTGGTGCAGCGCGCTGGTCCGCTGAACGGGACATAGGCTGGCTCTTTGCACTCAGTACACTCATGCGGTGCGGCGTCAGTCCGTTCTCTGCGCATGACGACATTCTAATCCGAACAAGGAACCTCTGTCAAGTAAAAAACACAAGAATAATAAGCCAACTGTCCCACATTTTCCCGAGCGAATAATACACAAGAATAGCAAGAAGCGTGCCAGGGAAAGTTGAGAAAGTTCTTGCGCCTCCTGTCCCGGCCTGTCATGATGCAGACAGTATGAAAATTGGCAACATCAAACTATCCCGTCCAGATGGAACGAAGGAATACATCGGCGCGGTAATCAAGACGGAAACCTCTTTCCCGGGAAACGGCATGCTACTTCTCGGCGTCCCCAAGGGGGGGTCTGATGGCGGCTTCGACCGCGTAACAGGGCTTGTCCTGGAGTCAGGTGAAGTGGTCACGCTTGAGGGATACGTGAACATCAGTGCGAAGCTATGATGCTACAGTTACCCGATCGTGTCCGAAAGATCGCTGACGCGAAGGCCAACTTCGATCACTGGAAAGAAACCCGGCGCTCGTTCCTCACCTCGTCGGAGGTCTTTGGGTGGCGCGAGATAGACGTGCCGTCTTGGTACAGTGAGGATAACAACAAGTACACTATCATCGAAGGGAAGCTGGGCGCCGAGAAGGAGTTCGACGACTACTCTGTCACCTCGATGGCGCATGGCTCGTTCGATGAGCAGAATATCCAAGAGAAGTTTGGGTACGCCGTGGGCTGCCTGGTCAAGCCCGACAACGGGCTGTACGTCAACGATCGCTGGGACTTCATCGCCGCGAGCATCGATGGGTTCGGTGCACCGTGGGACGCTGACGCCTGGCACGACCCGAGCCTCGAAGAGCCGGAGGTCCACGCGGAGTTCAGCCAGGACCGCACCCTCTTTCCGTACCTCCGCAGCTACATCGACGACAACGGTGGGCTGTTCATCACCGAGGTCAAGAAGAGCACCAGCTCGAAGTTTCAGGAGATGGTACCGGAATATTACGTGGACCAGGTGAAGACGCAACTCGCAGTGTTGGAGCTTGACTATGGGATTATCATGGCGGAAACGATCATGCGCCACCCGAAGCAGAAGTGGCGGCAGGTGTGGGACTTCAGGGCCTATGTGATCGAGCGCGATCCAGCTTGGGATAAGGTGCTCGACGAAGAGAATGAAAAGTTTGCCGAGGCGCTTGCCGCTGCCGGCGGACCAGGTTAAAGTGAGGAACGCATGAGTGAAAAAGAGAAGCCTCAAAAAGAGGAACAACAAGCGCAGGGGCAGACTCTCGTCGAGATCCTGCGAACGCCAGTAGCTCCGCAATACGTGAGCGAACGCAAGGGCCTGTCGTACGTTACCGGACGATACGTGAAGCAAACCCTCAACGAGCTGTTCGGCCCGCTGGGCTGGAGTTATGAAGTGATCGATAACTACCCCATCAACCCGAGCTTCAACGACGGGGCGGCGCGGTGGTTTGCACATGTTCGCCTGACGATTTATGTGGCTGAGCGCACGGTCACCCGGGACGGGCTTGCAGTGGGCCATGGTGTCCTTCGGAAAGAAATCTGGGAGAACCGGAAGCCAACTGGAAAGTTCGAGGACGTAAGCGACGGTCGCGCCAACGAGGTCATCGACTTCGCCGCGGCGGAAGCTGTGACAGACGCGCTCAAGCGAGCCGCGTCAAGCCTGGGGCAGGTATTGGGATTGAGCCTGTACCCACTTAAGGCGGGCGAAGACAATGCCGCCGTGACACCGAGCACGACTCGGCCCGAGCCCAAGGCAAAGAAAGCGGGAAGCACTAAGGCCCCCGCTGAGGCAAAGAAGAGTGGGTTCAAAGCCCCGGAGAAATTCTAATGAGCAATAAAAAGAAGACTCGATATGCGTCAATCAGCCTCGCCACTAAGGGTGAAGACGGCTACACCTACGACAACTTTGGGGTTATCCTCGGTGATGAGGACTACCCCGGGAGCGCCAGCCTCCTCCTCGAAGTCGACACCGGCAACGAGACGGAAGAGGGCTACCCCGAGCGAGCGAAGCTCGTCGCCTGCAAGTTCCTCGCACCGAACGGTGAGGAGATCCTTGTGGACGTGAGCGAGTCGTTCATCAACGCAACCTTCTGGCACGCGATGGATCGCAGCCCGAAGGCGAAGGGATAGGGGCTATGGGGCTGTCTATGGCCTGCTTCGGGTAATACCCGTGAACATAGACGGGACGTTGGGCCAGCCATCGGCGGAAGCATTTGCCGCCAGCAGGGGAGTGCAAGTCTCCCCACGTCCACAAAGGAGAAGAAAATGAGCGACCCAGTAAACAGCCCACGTCATTATAACCGAAACGGGATCGAGGTCATTGACGTGATCGAGACCTATGCGAAAAGTGATTTCCGTTTGGCTAACGTGTTGAAGTACGTGTGCCGCTGCGAGTACAAGGGCAAGAAGCTCGAAGACCTGCGCAAGGCGGCGTGGTATCTCAACCGTGTCATCAACGAGATAGAGGAGAAGCAGCGGGCCGCCGCCGCGGAGCTTTCCCGCCTGAACTGGGAGGAGGTCGACACCGCCGTGTACGTGCAGCCGAGCCCGGAGCGCATCGCCGGGGACGACAGCGCAGCCCAGAGTATCAAGGCTTTCTACTATAACTACGACCCCCGAGAAGCGATCAGCACGTGTGCGAACCCCGCGTGCCGCATGGTTATCACCAGCGCCGACTCCCCCATCATCGCGGTTATGGACGACGGCGCGAGACACTTCTGCTCTATGGTCTGCGCCCAGTTGATGATGGATCGATGAAGATCATCGAGCGACGCCCGGTACGCGAGAGCCCTCCTAAGCCTGCGAAATCAAAGAAGAAAAAGAAGGAGGAGAAGGACGAGTACTCCAAGCTGAAGGTGTCGACGGTCAACACGCCGGCGCGCGTCGCCACCTTCCTCAAGCGGCTACGTTCCCACGATGGGAACATCGGGATCGACACAGAGTTTGCTGGTGCCTCGCTTCGAGGTACTGACTTCGCCAACGTGTCGCACTCCGCGCTGCTGGGTGTTTCCGTTTCGTTCGGGGAGTACAACTACTACATTCCCGTTCGTCACAAGGGGAACAACATTAGCTTCACGCACCTTGACGAGATCATGGGGGTGCTTGCGGAAGCGGCGGCGGAGCACCGGGCGTGGGCGCACCACGCGAAGATCGACATCATCGCGCTGGCGATGGACGGCTACACGCTGGACGGCCTGTTGTGCAGCATGATCGCCGCGTGGCTCGTGCTCGCGCGACACAAGGGTATCGACCTGAAGGGGATCGTCGCGGAGCTGTTCGACCGCAAGGTCCCGCACTACGACCCGCTGATCTATGCGAAGACCGGCGACGCGGTGAAGTTTTACGCGGGCTGGGACAGCCGCAACACGCTCGACCTGGGCGAGCACTTCAAGCCCAAGCTCGAAGAGGCGGGACTGTGGGACTGGTTCATCGAGGAGTGCACGTTCACGCATACGCTCGCTGACATGAAGCGACAAGGCATGCGGATCAACTACGGGAAGCTGCGCACGCTTGGCGTCGAGGCGGGGTTCGAGCAGGCTCGCATCCTTTCCGAGTGGGAAGCGCTCGCACCGGGGATCAAGATCAGCAGCGCCAAGCAGCTTCAAGAGTTTTTCGTTGAGGGGACATGGACACCGAAGGGGAGAACCAAGGGCGGAGCCTTCTCGACCGAGGGGAAGGTCATGGAGTACAACGTCAAGAACGCGAAGGGGGACGGAAAGCGCCTGGCCCAGCTCCGGCTGGACTACCAGGAGGTCGCCAAGATCGTGTCGACGTACTCCGATGAGCTGGTCGAGGAGGCCCGCCAGTGGCGAGACGGAAGGCTCCACCCGGATCTGTGGCACTTTGGCACCCGCACCGGGCGCCTCAGCAGCAGCAACCCTAACATCCAGAACCAGCCGGCGCGTGGGCAGTACGCGAAGCTCGTACGCGAGGCGTACATTCCCGACGATGGCTGCGTCTTCGTCAGCGCCGACTACTCGCAGGTGGAGCTGCGCTACTTCGCGGAGTACTGCGGCGGCACGCTGCTCGACGCCTTCCTGAACGGGGGCGACCTGCACCAACGGACGGCGGACGCGATGGGCATCACCCGTGACAAGGGCAAGACCGTCAACTTTGGCTTCCTGCTCTACGGTGGCGCACCAGCGAAGCTGGCGAACGACGTGCTAGGCTGCAGCGAGAGCGAGGCGAAGGACAAGATCGCAGCGCTCCACGCGGAGTACCCGGAGGTAGAGCGGTGGCGACAGAAGATCATCCAGGAGGCGGACGACTCCAGCGCGACTGTCCCGTTTGTACGGACGCTGGCGGGAAGGCTGCGGTACATCCCGGAGCTGAACCCCGAGTACATGCGAGCGCACATGCCCGAGGAGTACGCCAAGGTCGCGAAGAAGTACTACGAGCGGTGCAAGATCTACGGGCGAAAGCCGAAGCCGAATGGCGAAGTGTATTCTGTCCGGTCAAATGGCGAGCGACTTGTCGTCAACTATCTAATACAGGGTGGTGCGAGGGACTTGCTGCTTCTAGGAATGAACTACTTCCGTCACCACATGCGACCGGACTACCAGATCGTGACGACGGTGCACGATGAAGTCATGGTGCAGTGCCCCGACCCCAAGGCCGATGCGTGCGCTGCGCTCCTGAAGGAGTCGCTGGAGTCGGCGGGACCGGCGCTGGGCTTGAAGGTCCCGATCCTCGCGGAGCCGAAAATCGGATACAACTGGGCTGCCGTCAAGTAGCTATGCGAAACAAGAACGGATACGAAGAGGTCAAGTGATGAGCGACAAGAAACCTTGGTATAAGTCGAAGGAACTGCGTAAGCTCCAGCGCGAATGGTATCGGAAGCTCGCAGACGAGGGCTTCTACGACGTTGAAGGTGGGGTTGAGGGTCCGCTGCTCAAAGGACCAACGAGTACCGTGTCACTTCACTCGCTCGCAAACAAACCGAAGATTGACGGGGGGTTGAAGGGTGACCGTGCTCCG